GGTTATTTATTTAAAAATAGAAAGGGTGTTTAATATGAATATTAAAGAATATCAAGAAAAATCTAAAAGAACATTACCAACTAATTTTACAGATGAAGAATTAATAAAAAATATGTGTTTAGGGTTTGATGTTGAAAGGAGTGTTAATCGTGGCTAAAAAACAGGAATTAAAATATTATAGCCTAGATAATATATTAAAAAAGAATAGTGTTTATAATGTTATATTTGGGGAAAGAAGTAACGGTAAAACTTATGCAGTTTTAAAGTATGGTATTGAACAATATTTTAAAACAGGTGGACAAATTGCAATTATCAGAAGATGGAAGGAAGATATTACAGGTAAAAGGGCTAGTGATATGTTTAGTGCCTTAAATTATAATGGAGAAGTTAAAAAGGCAAGTAATGGAGAATATGAAGGTATAACCTATTATGCAGGTAAATTTTATGTTTGTACCTATGCTGAAAATGGTAAGCCTATTTATAGTGATAGTGATTGTATAGGATATGTTTTTGCTTTATCAGATACAGAACATAATAAAAGTATATCATACCCTAGAATTACTACTATATTATTTGATGAATTTCTAACTAAATTTACCTATTTACAAGATGAATTTATATTATTTATGAACACAATTAGTACAATAATAAGACAAAGAACTAATGTAAAAATCTTTATGTTAGGTAATACAGTTAATAAATATTGCCCTTATTTTGCTGAAATGGGTTTAACTCATATTGAAAAAATGAAACAGGATACTATTGATTTATATACCTATGGAACAAGTGAATTGACAGTAGCAGTTGAATATTGTGAAAGTATGAAAGGTAGTAAAGAAAATAATTTTTATTTTGCTTTTAACAATCCTAAATTAAATATGATTACAAGTGGGGCATGGGAATTAAATTTATACCCACATTTACCTATGAAATATAAGCCTAAAGAAGTTTTATTTAGATATTTTATAATATTTAATGATAGGATTTATCAAGCGAATATTATAGATGTTGATGGTGAAATGTTTACCTATATTCATAATAAGACTACTGATATACAAGATGATGATAATGACTTAATTTATACACTTGAATATAATTATAAATTGAATTATAATAGAAATATATATAAGCCAATTAATTCACTACAGAAAAAAATATTGTGGTTCTTCATTAATGATAAAGTGTTTTATCAATCTAATGAAGTTGGTGACAGTATTAATAATTATTTAAAAATATGTAAAAAACTATAAGGGGGTTTAAAATGAGTATGGATACAATCATTCAATTAATTAATGGGGTGGGTTTTCCTATTGCTGTATCAATAGCTTTATTTTATCAGAATACTAAACAAGATGAAAGGTATCAAGAACTAACTAAAGATTTACAAGAAGTTATAAACACTAATACTAAAACACTATCAGAATTAAATGCTAATTTAACTAATGCTAATAAGAAAGGCGGTGTAACAAATGGCTAAAATTGATAAATATTTTATAGGTGGTAAATCAGTAGATTTTGATTATACTGATAAAGAAACAAATATTAAAAATAATATTGCTTATATGTTTAATAGAACTAATACAATGTTTAAATATAATAATCTACCTAAAACAGTACCATCTAAAGAACTTGAATTATTACTTCAATCAAATGGGTTTGGTGTATTCCTAAAAATTGATAATGATTTCTATGTTGTAAATGGTGGTTTAGGTGGGGAAACAGATGTATATAATAGACCAACTAAAGCAGTTATTTCTATACCTTCATTAAACTATAATAAAACATTAGATATTAATAAAGATTGTGTTGTTATTAGTAATGATAGTTGTAATGTTGGACTTCTACCAATGTTTAAAAGATATACATTCCTATTAAATGAAAATATGATAACTATGGTATTGGCTAATGTTAATAAAAGATATACCACTTTAATTAGTGCTAATGATGATAATACCGTTGCAAGTGCTGAATTGTTTTTAAAAAATATATTTGATGGTAAACAGGGGGTAATAGCTGAAAACAAATTATTTGATAGTTTAAAGGTCAATCCTAATACAGAAGATAGGGAAACATTAAAAGATTTAATTGAATTTGAACAGTATATAAAAGCAAGTTTATATAATGAAATTGGTTTAAGTGCTAACTATAACATGAAAAAAGAAAGAATTACTAAAGAAGAATTTACAACTAATTCAGATAGTTTATTTCCCCTAGTTGATGATATGTTAAACAGTAGAAGAAAAGCATTAGAAGAAATAAACCGTTTATTTGATTTAGATATAACAGTTGATTTCAATAGTAGTTGGAATATTAGAAGTCTTGAAAATGATAGTTATATAGATGGGTTAAATCAAGATAAAGATACTAATATAGAAGATACCATTGAAGAAAACATTGAAGAAAATGCTGAAGAAAACATTGAAGAAAACATTGAAGAAAATGTTGAAGAAGATGTTGAAGATGATACTAAAGAGCCTACAGATGAAGAAATAGAGCCTACAGATGAAAAAAATGTTGAAGAAGATGTTGA